CCAGGATTTCGATCAGCTTTGGAGCAATTACCGAGGGGCAAATCAAGTCATCCCCGTAGACGCTGCACGAGAAGGGTACTGTTGTGTGGTGCGTGCCGCTGTGTTCCTCATAGCAAGCTACGAGGGCAGCGACAAAGATCAGCGATTCCAACTCAAAGGTAAAGGCGTTGCCCATCGACGAGAATTTCTCGTACGACATGACTTCGCCCGTTTCCGGATGGTTGTACCGTTTAGACCTTGCATCATCCAACAGAAGAGCCCACTCGATTGGGAGAAGTTGAAAAACAGTCTCCCGCGCAGTGGTGTCCGATGCCATCGACAAGTCGATTGTGCATAGCTCCAGTTTTAAGGCCGATAAGGCCAGATCCTGATTGAGCTGCTGGTTATTCAGCTGGACACCGAATCGCTTTAACCGTGTGCGTATATAGCGACCTATACCTTGCTGGAGGAAACTATTCCAGGTTGGTTCAGCCGCGATTGTGCGTCCGGTTTTGGCGTTCTTTGGAACAACTACTACGCGATTCTGTTCGGTAAAACTGAACAGTGTGCGCAAGACAGAATACGGACCACTCACGTGGTGTCCCGTAACGGCTTCGAACCAGATTGGATCGGATTCAAGCCAGGCCTTCCCATAAGGATAGGCCCCTGCAGTAGTTGAGAGGTTTCGAGTCATCTTGACATCGACCCCTGTCTCAATCCGCGATATATCTGCGGTCGAGCCAGGTCCCCATTTGCACAGCGCCATAATGCTAGACAGTTTCACAGGGCCAAGAATATCGGAGATTTTACGCTGCATGCGCCACAATAGCGCATGCTGCGCGGGCGTTACGCCCACTCCGGTCTTTAGCCTAATGTTTGTGTCTTTGCACACGGCTTCAGCGGTGTTGAATCGCTGAATTGCGACTTTCTCGGTATCGATGCCGGTTGCCAGGAACTCTGCTTTCGCGAGGTAACTGACTACGGCAAAGTCTCGAGCATAGTCGTATGCTGTGTTGTACCACTCTGGCCTGAGCTCCATCCGTACAAGTTCTGCTTTCGCATATTTGTACCGGAGCCAGGCACCGAGTGATAGCCC